CCCTGAGATCATAGACATATAGTTCTGTAATGCCTGTTGATCAGCCATCTGCTCATAGTTGTGCTTTGCCATCGCTTGGTTTATAGTTTCTTGGTTCATTGCTCTCTGTTGAGCACCAACCTGTCCGGCTGCTTTATACATGGAAAGCGGAGCCTGCATAACGCTTGGGTATTGACTCAGCGCCGATAATCCTAGCTGGCCTGCTCCTTGAGCTGCCTGCACTCCCTGTAGTCCTGTCTGCACTCCCTTTAGCCCTGTGTCATAACCCTGTAGTCCTGTGCCATAACCCTGCTGTGCTAGGCTACCTGCACCCAGACCTAACTGAGCACCCTGTGTGCCTAACTGCTGGGCTGCCTGTTGCGCCTGGAGAGCCATCTGACCGGCTGGCAATCTGCGTCCTTGTGCCTGTGAATACGCATCTGCGTACATCCTAGAGGCATTATCAATCATTCTCTGGTTGGCTGCAGTGACGGCGTTGCTTGTTACGATGTCACCCCTAGAGCTTCCTCCAGGCTGATACTGTACCTGTTGTGATCTAATTCCTGGCAGTATGTTTCCTTGTATTTCCCCCATCACATCTCTGCCCATAGCATTCAAAACTGGGGCAAGGCTTGATACGTCAACATCACCGGCTAACATCTCTGACAACTGTCGATCTTGGAAAGGAGTCATCCCTGCATACTGTCCTTGGCTCATACCATATCTGGTTGCGCCCTGACCATAATCCATGAGGCCGCTTCCATATGCCCCTACTGCGTCAGCTCTGGCTTGTGCATCTTGAACAGCAGCAATACCTGATTGAACAGCAGCATCACCATATTGAGCGGCAGTATCACCATATCCTGTTGCCTTCTGTGCCAGTTGGTTTGCAAGGTCATAAGTTCCAAGCAGTTGGTTTTCAGAGGCATCCTGCATTGCCCTGACTCGATCTCCGCCCGCATAGTTTATAATATTCTTTTGAGCGGCGAGTTCAGCGGGTGTAAATTCAGCGAGGGTTTTGCCACTGTAATACTTTGGCTGATTCTCTGGTAGCAGAAGGCGTTCGGCCTCCGCGAAGCCCTTAGTTAGGTAAGGTATCTGCTCCTTCCACGGTTGTTCAGTGGCTTTTGATGTTGTTAGTCCAGCCATAATTATTTCCTCATTGAAGCCTATATTTTATATCTTTTGTTAGTATGTAATAAGTACATTCCCAATCCTTTAAGACCTTGAGCCATCCTTTCCTACCCAGAGTTTCTAATCCGGTACAGCCTGCCTTTAAAGCGGCAGCCTCTAATGACGGGAAGAATCTCATCCAACGATTCATCCCCTCCCCACCAATGGCTATGATCCGCATAACTTTCTTCCTTGGGTATTTAACAAGCTCAGTAATCATGGCAGCGAATATCAAGTTCTCATCTGTGGCAACCCATAGTTGCATAGCGCCAGAGGTTATTATCTCTAGGAAATCTTGCGTCTCTAGCTCCCCATTTGAATACCTGTGGCACTTATCAATCAGAGGATATACAATAGGCCATATAGATTCGACCTCTTTTGGGTCTATTAAAGAGACATCACATGGACGCCCAAGAGGTTCCGTTGTACCAATAGATTCCGTCTGCTCCAAGAGTTGCCCCCCATGTTCCGGCTGTTCCATATCCGGCTGCGTATCTGATATCTCCTGCTCTAGGTTTTTCTGGCGCGACATAAGTTGGCTCAAGTCTGAATGTATCTAGGTTAAAAATTATATCCCCGACTTTGTTCAGTTCGTTGAACAGGTAATCGGGCAACTGTTGAGGATCAACTGGAGCCGGGTTAGGCGACCACCTGTTGACACTTTTAATATCCTTTGCTGGGGCATTAACCATCAGTATGACCTACTTCCGCGCCTTCCCCTTGGCTTCACCTCGAATTCAACCCCATGTAATTTCCAATCAATATCTGATGCTGATTCAAACTTCACACCAAAGAATTTTCCAGTTACTCGGCACGACACCTTGGATTGACTATTGGGATTAAATGCAATTGGCGCTCCACCAATATCTGGATTCCAAGAAACTCCATCTTCTGTGGTCATCTGGCTGGCGACATATACATTTATAGTATTGTCTCCAGTTACCTCTATTTTGGGGTACACCGCACTAACTAACTTCTGGGCCGATGGATCACCCAAGTCATAACCAGTCCTCTCTATGTAAGAGGTCATATTAGTTCCGTCTTCTTGATTACCTCGATCATCCCTAAACAGCTTTGGCATATCCACATAACCGCCACTTGAATATGCGGTGTAAGCACTCCCATCTACCGTGGTTGTTAAATCAGAATCACTATATAGGGCAAAAGTAGTTGTCGAGTAACCAGTAACCTTAGCATAGTAGGTATTCACATTTAACTGAGTCATACCAACAACACCACTTATAGAAACTAAATCACCATCAGATAGCCCATGAACAGTAGAGGTAATAACCACTGGATTAGCAGCGGTAGCTCCACTTATGGTAGCCTTTTGGTTAGGCTTGGCAAACACCAAGCTCTTCAATACATTATCATAATTTCCAGTTCCCCATATACCAGGAACCGTATCCCATGTCGTTGTAACCTGATTTACCGCAATACCATCATCATGTGACGCGGCTGTAGTAGAATTTGCCCCCCTCGTTATCCCTGTAAAAGACGTTGAGGTTGTCCCCGTATATGTTATCTGTTCACCCACATATGGGTCTGTATCTCCCTGGAGTATTATTGTTCCAGTTGGAGTAGAAAATACTGCCTCTGAAGCGACCGTACTATCTACCGATAAACTACCGCTAGTAGCTGGCGATCCTGCCGTTATAGCACCATCAAGTGTAGTTTGTGGGGGCCAAAGAGTGCCACTCGTTATCGCTGCGATACCCGCATTTATATGGTATAAGTCTGGGATATCTCGCATAGAAAACGTATTGTCTTGCCAATTCCATATGATCGCCTTATTAGGAATCGTAGAGACTCCGGCCGGATAACACGCCAACATCTCATTTCTAGCGTGGTCTGCTACAACAAACACTTTTTGGTAGTTGTCTCCATTCAAATCGGAGAACATCTCCCTACGAAGTTTATTCGGTAGGAGGGCTGTCACCTGCTGTCCATTCGTAATATAGCAGTCAGAATTACCTACGAAAAAATGACCTCCAGAGAATTCTGCTACAGCGTTCTTGGTTAATAGGCCAATCGTTGGCGATAGGAGCTTGAATGAAAAGATGTAGGGTGTCCCAACAAAATTCATAATGTAGATTGAGTCTTCCTTATAAATGAGGAATGAATCTCCATAAGGAAGGCCATCTATTATTTTTCCTGGGGTATCAGTTAATTGGTATTCACCCGCATCCAGAGTTGCATCGCTTTCTACCCAAGAAGTTGGTGGGCTTAATGCGGCAGCCTCCGTAGACCACTTCACCAGATTTGGATATTCCACACTACCAATCTGCCAGTTCAGCCCCACAAGGAAAGTCCTGAAAGAAGATATAGACTTACAGAAACTTGTAGTGGCTTGCCAGTTTTTCAACTCTCTTAATGGTACAGTTTTGTTAGGTACCCCACTGGCTAAAGGCCACATCTGGGCTGTATCGTAGCCGTTAGTAGCAACCAACAATCCATTTAATATGGTGACTCTCCAGTTCTCCGTAGAGGTAGCGGAATACAGGTTATTTCCAGTTGCCGTAGTTCCTACCGGGGTTACGATCTCGTTATCAGGGTGGGCATTGACGACCGTTAAAGAGCTTAATGTATTAGTTCCGGTATTATTAGCACTATAAGAGATTTCCTCGTATAAATTTATGGAGGAATCTGCTGTCTCATTAGTTCCTATAGCAATAGTTCCAGACGATGGGAAAAAGGAAGAGTCATCCAATACTATGGAAGTCGCAGACGCAGACAAAGAACCATTCAATTGCCCAACCTTTTGTCGAGTAATGTCAACCCAGTTGCTACCATCCCATACAGCAGCATTGTTCAATCCAAACGCCAACCAATAATATGTCCCACCATTATCCAAGAATGGGATAATATAATAAGCGGCAAACGGAAGGGTCGCAAAGACTTCCTCATAGCCAGAACATTTCTTGACTCCGTTGTCAAGAAACCTTACGTTGTTCCCATTGCTCCAAACATTAGGGGGCAGTTGATAGGGTGGGGTGTCTCGTATAATTCCCACAGTTCCAACATCGTTAATAGGTACCAATGGCATTAGGATGGGGGCGTAGGCCAGGTAATATTAAAGGGGTCTGCCTGCGTAGGTACATCTCTTAGAGACTGTCTATAGGATTGCCAGTTTGCTAATAACTCACCTGACATTGTTACGTCGCCTAGCTGTGTCCAATCACAACTTAATAGTTTTCTATCCCTTTTACCACGAACTACCTTCCACTGCTCTGCCGATTGTCCACTTTGGACTTCTGACCAAGACGGTTTGTTAGCCGGTATAGCAAATGTAACATTACTTCCGTAGTCGCTTTCGTTGTTCACATCCCCATATATGGCAAAATCAGAACCACTTGATAGGGTCGCTAATGTATTGCTCAGTAATCTAGTATCCATTATTCGACCTCCCATACCATAATTGTGCCATTTTTTACCGCACAACCACCGTCATCTGAACTAGTCATTTTTAGATATACCTTGAATACCTGAGAAGCAATCCCTGGAGTTGGGCAATCCGCATTGGCAATCTTAAACATCCTAGAGAAATTAGAAGACCAATCCCATGATACACCAGTTCCCTCCCCAACATCTTCCATTGCAGCAATTTGAATATCAGCAGTCGTATTAGCAATTATTGTGCCTGATGTGTTGGTTAATTGTATATAATTGTATTGGACAGTAGTTGACTCAAAGTTACAAAATGATTGCTGCTGAAAGTTTAACTGTAGGTATAGAGTGCTAGTTGCGCTCAATTTGCTGTGGGTAATGGTCATCCCGGTGTCTACATAAGAGGTGCTTCTCAAAGAACTGCTTGCGCTCTGTATGGCGTGGGTTACACTGGTGACCTTTCCTACCGGATTAAATGACAAAACCCCAGAGGCATTAGTTGTCATTGCCTCCCCACTGGAACCATCTGCCGTGGGCAGAGTCCATCCAACAGTTGGGCTTCCAAGTATCTTGTAGTCTGTTACTGGAGATATTGCTAGGGCTATCCAACTAGAATCTGTTTCGTCCCGAAGTTTCAGAACATTATTAGTCGAATCAAACCATAGCAATCCAGCCGTAGTTGAAGATGGGGCTGTAGCCTTTACATGAATTCCATTTATTGCCGCATCAGCATTTGGGAATGAGTTGAGTAGAACTTTTTTGATGAGACGAAGATGGTCATCTCCCTGGGATATAACGTCGGTTCCGGGCGGATTTGCCTGAACAAGTCCACTGACGTATGTTGCGCTTTCTAAAGCCATTATATTACCTCCACAAAATCAGGATCATTGGGCCAGCCAGCATTTACACCGCCAGCCTCATCGTAAGCCTTGATTGCGTCCAAATCGACAAGCGCATCAATCTCGCCATCCTTCTCGTTTGATTCAGCCCTTACGGAAGCCCTGTAGGTTTTCCAGTCGGCTGACATAGCAGTTCCACCGTCTGACTCTCTATGAGTCATCCAGTCTGACTGAGCCAATGTCGATGATGCGATTTTTCTTACCTTATCTTTCATCGACTTCTTAATTTGATCGACATCTTTTGGAGTGGAACCGTAGGACACTACCCATTCGTTAGTGGCCGCATCAAAAGCATACTGCTCACCACTTGTGTTGTAGTAGCGTTGATCCGCAACCGATAATCGTGCCGGATGAAAACCAAGATTTTCCAGTTCCTCTTTAGAAAATTTACGGAATATCTGTGGGGGGTAATCCACACCATCCTTGGTAATGGCTCTTGGTGTTTTTATTAGTCCGTGACTTGATGAATACCACATAATTTATTACCTTGCGTTTGCGTATTTGAATGGGGATTCTGCGAAAGCGATATAGAGATATGTTTCAGCAACATTTGGATCAGTTGCAATTCTATTTTTGAATCCGTTAGAAACTATGTCAATAAATTCTGTTGATGTGTCCTCTACCGCATTGTCATTTGCCTCAAGTTCATAATTATCAACGTTATAACCTATTCTCTTGTCGTCAAACATCTGCCAGTCACTTGTGCTATCTATAGATTTGGTAATGACGAATGCTGGTCTGAATCCAGTGTATACGAAAGATCCATCCGCATTTCCGTTTCCTTCGTAAGAACCAACCTTGCTGTATCCTTCTATGGAATGGAAACAATAGGCTATGTAATTCTCATCATCCGTGTTAACCTCTACACCATCCCCAACAGTAAATACTGAAGAGGTTGGAGCTGTGTCGTTCCATCTGTCAACATTATCGACTGTGGCAGCATTAGTATTTAACACAAGATAATCTGTTTCTGGTGCAGCCGTATTTGACGAACAGTAAACCTGCCAAGCATCAGCAGCATCCCTGTTTTTAACAATAATTAAATCGGGTGCAGAACTTAATCCATGACCTATAGTCATAGCAGAGCCAGTACCCTCATAACCTACAATGCTAAATCCTGCTGTAGCATTTGAACTGCCAGACCCAGTTACAACGCTTCCAGCAGTTGCTGGATCAAATGTAGTACCGGCTTTCCAAGACCATGCAACCATACCGGAACCAGTGGTATCACTGTAATTAGTATCCGCACCTACGGTAAAGCCATCTGTGCCAAATGCAGTAAGTCCAGTGGAATCTGTAGTTTCAGCATTTGTAGAATCAGATGACAATGCTTCAGTCACTCCACGAACTGCATCTGTCCATTCATGTTCGTAAGTGCTACCTCTTGATTTTACCCAGACAAGATCAGGCTGGAAGCCCACACCTGTTTTTGCACCAGCACCATCATCGTAGAGAATGGTATTAAAATTAACACCGGGTTTTTTGATAGAGGGGTCAGGGAGATTACTCGAACACATTGCTAGAAAACCTGACGGTGGTGTGTAGTAAAAATCTCCGATCTCGTTTTCGTCTTGGTTTCCTTGTGCGGTTTTTGCTCCAGCGAATGAACTGTCTTGACCAAAGTTCCAAACTACCGTTGCCGATCTTGGTCTTCCGGATGCTATACAGGATGTTATATTGGCATTTGTAAATGTAGGGGTTGCTCCGGTAGCCGGGTCACCTGTATCCCAGACGCCATTTATACCGAACCAGCATTTTCCACTATCCACATCTACGGCAACATTCATAATGTCACCTTCGTCTATATCAGGCTCACCCGTAGAACTTGTTTCGTTGTAATAATAATTCGTATCCTGCTTTGCGTAACCCGGTGTGTAATAACCCGGATAGTAAGGATTATTTTTCATTATGTCTTCGAAGGTGGTGAATCCTAGAACTCCATTATCACTAGCTTCCAAAAAAGATTCCCAGTACCACTTTCCGGATGTAGCACCCATAGTTCCGTACATAGAACCCTGCACAGTGCCTCCTACAACTTTTAAATTACCTTCGCTATAGGTGTAGGCGGCATTAACGATCAAGGGACTCATCGTACAGAAGTTATTAGTTGGGCTGTCCTTCACCTGATCCGTAGCCACTAGATTGTTTACGGTGAACTCGTTGTAGTTTCCGGAACTGTCTGCACCTAACCCACCAGTCCAATTAGAGTGGATTAAGAGTTTGGTGTCTGCGTCTGCGGTGAATTCTGTGGTTGACGGAGTAAAAGTTGTTCCGTCTGGATAGCGGCAAGTTGTGCTGAAACGATACTCGTCTATGTACTGTGTTGAATAGTAGTCTTCAGACCTTCCAAGCCACCATGCACCTGGGGCTGGAATTGAATAAGAAGTATTTGTTATTGAGTACGTTCCGACTTGAACGCCATCGACATAACAACGAAAGGTGCTTCCATCCCTAACGGCGGCAATATGCTGCCATACGTCTGTAACTACATCCCCAGCTGTGGAATTAAAATTAATAGTATCGGTTGATGAATCAACAGTTGAGCCATAAAATTCAACTATACCAGTAGTTGTTATAATAAACCGGAGTCCAGCTCTTGGGGGCGACTGCGTATTATCTGTTGTTGTATAAAGAGCTTTACGGGATGAATCGCTTAAATCTGGCCTTATCCATGTCTCAATTGTAAAGTCCCCAGAGCCAACTGCAAATTCATCAGACTGTGGAATAGATAAATAATCCCCAGTTCCGTCAAAATAAATAGAACTGTCACCAACCTTTCTTACAGCTCTTGTATTGACTGTATCTCCGTTTGCGGTGATTGTGTGTGGGGAACGAGAGGACGTAAAAACATGAATCTTATAATCACTTCCATCAACAGTTATAGTTGAGATTGTTCCGCCTGTGGCTTTAGTAACGGAACCAGCGTAGCGAACAATAACGACACCAGATCCACCGGCAGCAGATGGATTAGCGTCTGCTGATGAACCACCAGCACCGCCACCTGTATTTGTTGATCCAGCGGTACCTACGGCTGGGTATGTTCCCCCTGCTCCACCGCCACCTGTTCCACCAGCTCCTCCTCCGGCTGTATTTCCGGCACCACCACCTCCTCCGGCAAACCAGCCTGAAGCACCTACACCTGTTCCAAAAACAGAGGAATAATCTTTACCAACACCGCCAGCCCCTCCGACAGTTGTGCTTGCCGGAGCCGAGCCAATGGCTCCAGCGCCTCCGCCACCGGCTGCTGTCATTGAGTATGTAGATGTTCCTGCGCCACCTCTAAATCCAAAACCAACGCCACTATATGATCCAAAGGTTGTTACTTGATCGCTAGAACCATAAGCTCCATAGCCAAGGTTGTCATTTGATCCTCCACCACCTGATCCGCCATCATTTGCATCAGAACCATTTGAAGACCCACCACCACCGCCACTTGCCGTTAATATTTGCGTAGTGTCAGAAACATCAAATACGGAATCAGCCCCATCAGTAGCGGCAGTTGCGGTGCCTACAGCTGATGCTGCTCCTGCACCTACAGTTATCGCATAATCTGTATCTTCTGTTACGGCATAACTGGAAACATAGACAAGCCCACCTGCTCCACCGCCGCCACAGGCACTGCCTTTAGTAGCTGAACCTCCGCCACCACCAACTACAAGAACCTGACAAGTTAAATCTTCCGTTGGGGTAAATGCGGTTGCGTCAGAACTATCCGTAAAACTATCCGCTAGTTCTGTTGAAGCAAATTTAAGGTAAAACCCTTCGTCACCATAAGTACCTTCGTATTCCTTGGGAACCCACTGGTTAGTTGTGGCAGAGGTTTCTCCAAAATCGGATGCAGTAAGAGCCTGACCATCAACCATATGAAACTCAGCAACGTAACAATCAAGACAATCATCTCCTGCTCGCGTAGATGCTGGTTCTCCTATCCTTATAGGAGTAGAACCATCAAATGTATCTGAGTCGTAATTTAATGTTGGATTGCCTGTAGCCCTCATAGCGGTTTGCAATTCACCATTGATATACATCCCCATTGTTTGGTTTGGGGAATCAAAAAAACAAACTACGTGATACCACGATGATGGATCTCTTGCTACTGCTTGAAGATCTCTATCGCCCTCCGAAGAGCCGTCAATCCAAAATCTCCAGTTAGCATCACCAGTTTCGACAATAATTACATCTCCCGGCAAGCTTGCGGCTGTCGCACAAGCAGACCATATTACTCCGTAAGTAGAGGTATCTGCTTTAGTTAATTTTGCCCAAAAACTTACACTCCACGTTTTTCTATTACCCGTACCGGGAGTACGAATTAAATATGGAGTATCTGCAGCATTGAGGCGCAGAGATTGATCGACGGTGTAGGCGTCAGCAGCAGCCGATTTAGCAAGACCTGACTGGAGTAGCGTCATTAGGAAAGCGCAGCAGAAGCGGAAACGTAGACGTCAGTTCCATCACAAAAGTAAGTAACCAGATAGGTTCCTGCAACTGTAACATCCGCAAGGAATGTAGCAGAGGCTTTTACCTCCGAGCCTTTGGTAATAACATAAGCAGAGGGATTTATCAGTTTAATGAATCCTGATTGTCCAGTAGTTTCATTAGTGAAGGATAGTTCATCTGCTGCTGCTGGAGTCCACAGGAAGTTGTTTCCTGTATCCAAATCTATATCTGTTCCCTGAGTAATAGTTTGTGGAGTTCCTCTTTGGGAACCAGACCAAGACTGATCTGATGCCAAAGAGACTAATGCAGTTACACCATCTAACAGATTCATCTCTGTTTGAGTGGTGTTTACAGCACCCGCAGTAAGATTGGGAAACTGCGTCTGCAACACAGTCTTAATCAAGCGAAGATGATCATCACCCTCCCCAACTGGATCACCAACAACAGGATTGGTATCAACTAACTCGCTAATATATGAGGCTGTTTCTATGCCCATAGTAGCCTCCTATTAAGCAGATGCAGCCGTTAGCGTAACCGTAACCGTAAGAGTGTCGCCAGAGATAACTGATCTTGAGGAACTAAAGTCCACGGCACCGTACAAGGTACCAGTTGTACCTGACTTGGTGTTGCTCGATGTTATAAAAGCGCCCGCTACAGTCGCTGTTCCGTTGATTGAAAAGACAGCCTTATTAGAGGTGTTATCTATACTCCCAGAAGAAGCGGTTCCTAGCGTAAGCGTCTGGCGAACAGATTCGCTGTAATCCGCAACTACCGCCCACCCGCTATGGGACGACATGGTGTCACCTGCGGCCTTCGTACCTGCTCCTGCAAGCCCCACATACCATGCGGTGATCTGGGTTCCACCATCAAGCGTAATGCTTAACACATGGTTCAGCCCTTCTGTGGTTACAAGGTTCTTATTCTTCTCTCGCCATTTTTCAGCCCCACTCGAGTCGTAGCAAACTACTTCCCAAATGTTTTTGAGGCCGAGA